CACTATCTCGGTGGGTTTTCCGTCGAGATCGATCCACCATTCGGCGGGATCGAGGTGCCGCACCCGCCGGCCGACGCGCGCGCGGTGTGGGATGCAGAGACCGAGACGTGGCAAGAGCCGGCGCCCTCCCTGCCAGACCTGACAGCCCGTCAGCTCCGGCTCATGCTGCTCAACATCGGCATCACGCCTGCCATGGTCGATGCGGAGATCGCCGCCATCGCGGATGAGACCGAGCGGACCGCCGCCCAGATTGAATGGGAATATGCCTCGTCCTATGAGCGCTCGCACCCGTTGATCGACCAGATGGCGGCGGCATTTGCTCTGCCGCCCGAGCAGGTCGACACGCTCTGGATCGCGGCGGCGGATCTCTGATCCGCGTTGCCAAACGGGCGGGTTTCGTGGCAGCGTAAAGAGGCTTCAAATGGCCGTTCGCCCCTGACGCTGACAGTGTCAGGGGCGCGAGGTTCCACCCCTGAAATGTAGGTTTGCACTGACCCCGAACACGAGGATCAGCGCATGCCCACCGCTCCCTTTAATCATGGCACCCGCGTCCTGCGGCTTGGCGACGACGCCCGGCCGATCGCGGTTTCCGACACGTCGACGATCGGCGCACTCGTCACCGCGCCGGATGCCGACAACACCGCGTTTCCCCTCGACGAACCCGTTCACCTCTACACCCACGAGGTCGAGAAGACCGCGCTGCTCGGCACCACCGGGACGGCGCTTGACGTTATCAACGCGGTCAAGGCGCAGGGCATCGAGGCGTCTGTCGTCATGGTGCGGGTGGCGGAAGGGGCGGACGCGGATGCGACGCGGGCGAACATGGTCGGCGCGGCGGCCTCTCAGACCGGTGCGCATGCGCTCACCTACGCGCTCGGCCACGTTGGCGTGGAGCCGGATCTTCTTCTCGCGCCGGGCTATGCGGCGGGCCGTATCGATAGCGCCAAGAACCCGGTCGCGGATGCGGTCGAACAGATCGCCAAGAAGCTGCAGGCAATCGCCATCTTCGACACCGGTGGCCCGACGCGAGAGGACAGCCTCGCCTATCGTGCCGACTTCTCCGACCGCTTCGCCTATCTGGTCGATCCCATGGTCCGCGTGGCCGGCGAAGGTGCCCCCGTCGTCAAGCCGGCCGCCCCCTACGCCGCCGGTCTCTTCATCAAGCGGGACAAGGAAAAAGGCGGCCCCTACTGGTCGCCGTCCAATCAGGACTGCGGTGGCATCCTCGGCATCGCCCGGCCGGTCTCCTACTATGACGGCGAGATCGATCACGAGGCGAACCTGCTCAACGAGGCGGGTATCGCAACTTTCATCCCGGCCCGGCTCGTCCAGGGCGCCGGCGGCACCTTCGCTGCCAATGGCCGCATCCTGTGGGGTAACCGCACCACATCGACCGATCCGCTCTGGCAGTTCGTCAATGTCGTGCGCACCCGCGCCCGGCTCGAGAAGACGATCTCGCGTTCGTTCCGCTGGGCCAACGATCAGATCCTGTCGCCCCAGCTCGTCATCGCGATCATGCGCTCGCTGCAGCAGTTCCTGGATGAACTGAAGGCGGTCGGGGCGATCCTCGGCGGCGATGTCTACTGGGACCGGGACGTCAACACCAATGCGGCCTTGCGGTCGGGCAAGCTGCGCATCGAATTCGATGCCGAGGAAGCCCCGCCGCTGGAAGACCTCACCTTCGGTTCGCGTCGCAACGAGGTCTATTTCGACCTGCTCGCCGACGAGATCAACCGCCGCATCTCCGTCAGCTTCGAGCGCGTCGGCGAAGCCGCGTAAGCCCGGCCCTTCGAAAGCGCGGGTTCACGCTGATCGTGAATGACGACATGAACCTCGCCATCCAGATCGAAAGCATGCAGCTTCCCGGGCTCGAGGAGATCACCGAGGACTACCAGCCGGGCGGCAGCGATCTTCAGATCCAGATTGCCGGTCTCGGCGTGAAGCCGCTCGAAGCGCCGTTCAAGCTGAAGGGGCACATGCCGGCGGTGGCGGGTCTCTTCGGCGGTGCACCCGGCATCCGTCACACCTTCACCGGCAAGAAGTTCATCGTGGACGAGCTGGACGGCTCCGAGCACGAGCACGCCATCGACATTACCGGCCGGCTGATCTCCGTCGCCGAGGAGGAGATGGGGGGCGGCAAGGCGTCCGGCTACGACCACAAGATCGGGTCGATCAACCAGTATTCCTACATGGCCGACGGCAAGGTCCTTCACCGCTTTAACTTCACCCAGGGCGGTTGGGCGGTGCGCAACGGCGTGGCGGTCAACGAGGGCCGGCGCCGGGTCCTGTTCGGCTGATCCTTCCCTAACCCTCCTACAGGACCGACCTCATGACCGCTCCCAAGCTCACCGAATTTATCTCTCTTTCCGTTCCCGCCGAGGGGCGCGACGGCGACAAGAGCATGTCCTGCACGAGCCTGACCATGCGCCGGCCGCGCGCCCGCCATGTCAAGCGCGTGGTGGTCCTGCTCGGGTCGGACTTCGTTCGCAACCTGATGGCCAGCGCCGATACCGGAGCAGCCGGCGGGGAGTCCGTTTCCGCTCTCATGCAGGACCGGGACAACATCGCCGAGGCACTCGCTCTCCTGACCGATCCGGCGCGCCTCGACGGCATGACCGAGATCCTTGCGGACCTGTGCAGCGTGCCACCGAGCGTGATCGACGATCTTGACCCGGCCGACCTGGTCAAGACGGGTCAGGCGATGTTCGGTTTTTTTCCGGACCTTGGCACCGCATTTTCGAACTGATGGCGGATCTGGCTGGGGGCTACCACTGGCAGCCCTCGGAGCTCGATGAGCTCGATTGGCAAGAGCTGCTCGATTTCCGGCGCGACCTGCCGCGCGTTCTGAAGGCCTTGGGGCAACTCCCGTAAACGAGATCGACCATGGCTGACATGAATGTCTCCCTGCTGATCTCCTTCCTGACCAAGGGTGCGGAGAAGGTCCGCCGGGACGTCGCTGGCATCCGGAAGGGCGCGAAGGATCTGCGCGAGGGATTTTCCGGCGCGATCCGTCAGGGGTTTTCAACCGCCAACATCGACACGGCCCTTGCCAATGCGGAGCAACGGCTCAACCGCGCACGCGGACGCCTGACGGATGCGCTTGGACTGGCGGTCGCCCTCGGTGCCCCGATCCGTGCCGCCGCGCAATTCGAAGATGCCTTCGCCGATCTCGAAAAGGTCCTGGACGCGCCGGCGCGCAAGCTCGGCGAGATCCGCAAGGGTCTGCTTGGCATGAGCCGGCAGATCGCCATGTCGGCGACCGGCCTCACGACCATCATGGCTTCAGCCGCCCAGGGCGGCATTCCGACCGAGGAACTGGAGCGCTTTACCGCCTTCACGGCGCGAGCGGCAGTCGCCTTCGACATGGCAGCGGGCGAGATCGGCACCCGCTTTGCCAAGCTTCGCAACGTCTACCGCCTCAACCAGAAGGGGCTCGAAGCGTTCGCGGACAGCGCCAACCATCTTTCGAACAGCATGGCGGCAACGGCCGCCGAGATCACCGACTTCGCCAACCGTGCGGCCGGCGCACAGCGGGTCTTGAAACTCACTGCCGTCCAGATGAATGCAGTTGGCGCGGCGATGGTCGCAGCCGGCATCGCGCCCGAAACCGCCGCACGCGGTGTCTCCGCGCTTGCCAACAGGCTGGCCCAGGGCGGCAACAAGGCACGCGGTGCGCTCAAGACAGCGGGCCTGTCCTACAAGCAATTCATGGCTTCGCTCGATGCGGACGCGCCGGCAGCGCTTCAGGACTTGTTTGAACGGCTTTCGAAGTCGCCCAAGGGCATGACCGCGCTGATCGATCTCGTCGGGCAGGACTTCTCCGACGACTTCTCCAAGCTCCTCAACAACCCGGACCTGCTGGCGCAAGCGTTCCGGTTGGTGGCGACGGAAGCCGACTATGCCGGGTCGGCGACCGAGGAATACAACAAGCGGGCGCAGACCACGCTCAATCGGTTTGCGCTCTTCCGAAACCAGATCGCCAGCCTCGCCATCATGATTGGCAATGTCTTGCTGCCGACCGTCAACGACCTGATGGAGAGCACAAGCGGCCTCGTTTCGCAGTTCGCCGCCTTCGCTGAGGCAAATCCGGAACTGACCGCGCAACTGGTGGAAGCCGCCGCCGCATTGCTTGCGTTCGGCGTGGCAAGCCGTGTGCTCTCATACGCCTCTGCCC